ATTAAAATACCAGGTTGAGCTGTATGTGGTTGTCCAGATGCAATACTTAGTGATTGATTACTTGGTGTATCTCTATCAAATGTAATTGAAGCATTACGATCATCAGTATAATTTAATGAACTTGTGCCTCTGGCATTAAGTTGGGATAAACTTTTCATTATAGATTAATCTCCGCAGGTGAAATTCCAGCACCATATCGTGTGTTAGTCATGTAGTCATACAGACAATCACCAGGCAGGGTTATTGTATTGTTTACTTTAAAAAGCAAGTTTCCTAATCCTGTAATACCTTTATCTTTGTTATACTCAATACGAACAATGACAAATACCAAGTTATTCATAGTATGATTTGCTGTCCAGTCTAGCATAATTGTGTTAGCTAGGCTAGTGTTGCCGTTTGCTTGTCCAGTAAAATTTACAGGAAAATTACTACCTCCACTAAACGGATATATTTTGATTAATCCGTTAGGATCAGTAGATACTGTTCCTTCACTGTCGCTAAAACTGCCAACAGTATAACCATCAGCTTGGAAGTTAACTTGTAGTTCATTATAATAAACAGCATCAATACTGATAACACTATTGCTACCTGTGCTGTATAGATTGCCTGTCTTTTCGCAAAGTGTTAGACAATAATACATGAATAAATTATCACCACTAATGGCTGCATCAGTAATTATTGGCGTAACATAGGCAGTTCCGTAAACAACTGGAATAGCATTTTGTGTATCTGGGTCTAGACTAACTCTAGTTCCCTTGTTATCTTTGTTGTTATCTTTGTTAATGCTTTTTTGAATTTGATTTAATGCAAGACCCGTAATAGCAGTTCTGGCTAACGCCCCTGCAATTGGATTGGCATTTAAGTATTTTAAGGCACTTGATCCAAAATCAACAATACTATCTATAAAACTCATTTAGGTGCTCCAAAATCAAATGTGGCATTCTTAAGTGTTGGCACACGGTCCATGCTTAAATCATTAGGATAAAATGATTTTTCGCTGTTAGGATTAGTCCTGCGCCCAGAAGTTTTATTATTAAGAACATCAATTGAGCTATTGCATATCAATATAATAGTATTTGTAGCTGTTCTGGCATCAATGTCATATTCTTCTTGTAGACTATAACTGTTGACAAATCCAAAGAATCTACCATATGCTTCGCTGCCAAAGTTAATAAATGTGCCTGTGGTAACGTCAAAGAATGCACGATAAACTGTCACAGGGCTTCCTTTAATTCTACTATTAACTATTTCATCAATACTGGTATTAGGAATTCCGCTAATAGTTATAGTTAATTCACCTGAACTTGGACGAATCTCACTACTGCTATTAGTCACACCAAGTAAATTACCTAGTCCAGTGTAAACTTCACTGTTGATAGTGTAATTGATTCTACTATCACTGAATCTTAACACTTGACTAGTATAAGCACCAGCAGAGCTAGTTCTGTATTCATCTATCTGCAGTCTAACAAACAAGTTAGTCTGTATACTTGAGTAATCTATTAATGCTGGCATTAGGCTACCTCAACAAATACAAATGCACCGCTCCAACTGACTTGATTTTGTGCAAACAAAGTCCATTCAGGAAACTGTGTGCAAATCACTGTGTATGATAAGTCAGTGCCTGGATTAATATTATTATAGAACCAAGGAAACTTGGCATAAGGTATTGATATTGTAGCAGTAGACACACGATCTAATACTTCTGCTGCCTCTATGTCAGACTTTAATGTTGTCCAAGCAATACCGTCTGGAACACGCACCTCAAATCTCTTAGGAGGAGTTCCACGGCTAACAGCACGAACTTTACCATCTCTGGCAGTAGTCTGTGCTACAGTCTTTTTTCTGTTTATGCTGATTGATTCAGCATTGTTTACAATCCATTGAAATGACATTTTTATCTCCTAGTTGGCACACTCTTAGCGCCTTGACTGGCTACTGCATGAATGAATGAAGGATCTCTTGCAATCATTTGTTTAAAGCTCATTGCATCTACTGCGTTGATATTGTAAGTGACATTGGTTCCACCTAATTGATTATTAGGAGTTACCATTCTACCAGCGGCACCACTTATGATTTCAGGACCACGTTCACCTACTATTACAGGTGCGTTGGTTGGAATAATGCCGCCGCCAGCAAATCCCATAAGATTTCTTCCACCACTTATTATTGTGTTTAATAAGCTGCCTGATGAACCGTTTGGTGAAAAGATATTACTTAATAATTGTTTAATGTTACTTCTTAATAGCTGTTCAGCAATGCTTGACAATAAATCTTTAAAACTTAATTTGCCTGTCTTGGCAAAATTTACAAAGGCGTCTTCTATGCCTTTAGTTAAGTTAGTAAATAACTGTTGACTTTGCATTGCCGCATTACTTGCATCTTCTACAAATTTAGCAAAAGCTTCACTCCATCCCGCCTCAAATGTTCTGCTGGCATCATATAATCCACCAGCGCCTTCTTTTAATTTTTCTGTGCTGGCAGTAGCTGATTTAACAATGTTATTGTAGCGTTCAGGATCAAGATTCTTAATGCTCATGCCTTCAGCAACACCTTTAGCACCATACAGAGCCTTGTCTGCGGCATCTACTTGTGTTTTGATAGCGGCTTGTGCGGCTGCATCAATAGATTTATACTTCTTCTCAATGCTAGACAACCCAATGTTTGCCATATCATTTTGTATTTGAGTAAGTTCTTTTTCTGCACTAATACGCTGTTGGATACCAAAGGTTAAATCATTAATGCCTTGTTGAGCTATAAAGTTTTCCTTGGCAGCTCCTGTGAGCTCTCTTAATCCTTCAGCGGCTGCTTTATAAACTTCTGCAACTCTTTCTGGATATAGTTTAGCAAATGCCTCAACACTAATACCTTGTGCATTAGCCAATGCTTGTATTGTTGAGTTCTTCCAATCATTTGCTGATTTAGTTATGTTTTCTATTTTTGAGTCTAACTCACCCATGCCTGCAGTGGCTGTGTTAAATTTTAAATCAGCAATTTGTTTAGTAATGTCATAGACTCTGCCACGTCCAGCAACTACTATAGCATCGCCAATTTCACTAGCATTCTTTGCGGCAATGCTTGCAGCCAATTCTTCTTTGTTAGCGGCTGTTTGAGCCTTGATACGATCAATTTGTTCATCAATCTTTCCGCCAAGTCCAGCTCTTTGCTCTGCGGCTGATAACGCTTCTTTTTGTTTTGTTAGCTTATCTATTGCATCACGTTCTCTGTTCATGATGTCAGCAAGAGCTTTTCTTGTATCTTGTTCTTTTTTGCCTAAACCAATTAGACTTGTTTCTAAATCAATGGCTTCACGTGCTTTTCTGTTAGCTTCTAGGTAAGCGTCAGCAACATCTTTGATGCTGGCTTTCTTTCCAGCATTAGCATCAATGACTTCATTGTCTTCACTAGGTCCTGGTGGCTTAGGAGGAGATTCAGGAGTTTCCACACTGCCACCAATCATCATACCAACGCCACCAACAACACCTGCCCCTAAACCAATAGCACTGGCTGCGTCACGTATTTGTCCAATACCTTTATTTTGAGTAGTGCCAGCTAATGCCTTACCAATACCGCCCATGTCTTTTAACTTTTGCATACCACCAATAAGAGCACTAACTCCACGTGATGCCATACCAACAGCACTGACAATAGCACGGAAGCCGCTGGCTACGGCAATACCTACAATAACCACACCCAATGCCTTAAAGGCTAATGTCAATCCAGGAATGTTCTCAATTAACCAACTAACACTTTTTATTAACGGAGTAAATGCTTCTAAAAACTGTAGCTTTAGAGTCTCAAAACTTTTAGCCCAAGCATCATTCAGTGCGGCTGCACGACGAATAGCTTCAGCAGTTTTGACTGCACCTTCTTCGCCTGCTTTTAAATTGTCTATGAACTCTCTATTGATACTGACATTACGTCCTTCTTTACCTAGTAAAGAAATCTGCATTGCTGTTTTGGCAGCACCTTCTGGCATTTTAGCCAGGGCTTCTAATGTATTGTAGAAGACATCCTCATCCTGACCCTTTAAGGCTGTTAGTGTTATACCAACACGAGAAAATGCATCTTGAGCACCTGCGGCACCTTGACGAGCCGCATCAATCTGTTGATAAAGAGTAGTAATAGCTTTGGCTGCACCATCAGCAGTTCCACCACCTAGCATTAGAGCATTTCTAAAGCCAACAATTTTATCAATTGCCATGCCAGTGGATTTGCTTAAATCATCAATGCCGTCAGCAGTTAAGATTGCACTACGAGCAAAACCTAGAAAGGCAGCACCAAGTAATGCACCTTTGAGTTTACTTAGGTGTCCGTTTAAATGTGTAGTGCTTGTGTTCAGTTTATCAAAGCTGTCAGCAACATCTTTACCAGCCTTAACGCCTGTGGCAGCAAAGTCCTTGGTTTCTTGTTCAGCCTTGTTTAAATTGGCTATGTATGATTGATTGTCTACTGTTAAGACAACAGTTATATTACTTGCCACGATTCGCTCTCCTTATTGCTCTTGGTATTAGAGTATTCTCAATGTGATCAATTGTTGGTCCTGACATACCGTTTGGTGCTTGACGGCTATATCCTTCATCCAGCTTGCCTGCATAAGGATAGCTAGCCTGTATACTTCTTCCAGACAAATATGTGTTATTCTTTGCATTGCCAGTGCGGTATGGTGTTAAGTCATGAAAGAAATCAAAAGCATCATCTCGCACCTTGTCAATGTCTTGTTTAGCTAGACGCACAAGATCCGAAAACTCTTTAGTATCAACTTTTATGCTTACTGACATTTTCTTGCTCCTTGACTTTCTTTATCATATCCAACATTTGTTCCTGTGTTAAATTCCCAGCAGGTTCAGCAACACCATCCGCTCTACGCTTTTCACGATCATAGCAGTAGTTTTCATACTCTACTGCTGTTTGTCCCACTTCCATGTCAAATGTTGTTGCTCTTGACATAATCTCACTAGGCAACAGTCCATAGCGTTTTGCCATGAAGTCCACAGTGAGCATTATGTTTATTTCTGCACTGGGGTTGGCGAATTCAACACTTGGGGCTTTCCCAAGATTTCAATAACCTTCTGAATAGCCTTCATCATAACATCTGTTGGCAAACACAAACCGTCTTTGACTACCTTTGTGCCGTCTTCATTTAATATCATATCATTGACAGTGGCAGCTAACTTGTCAAACTGCTCAGTGTCCATTGTGGCTAGCTTGACAAAGCTGTCCATGTCTTGTCTGTCGTAAATCCAGAACTCAAGTTCATCGCCGTAGTTGGTGACTGTGTCCTCGTCGTTCAGGAGAATTTTAATTAGTTGGGGCTTTGCAGCCAGTGTTGATAGTTTCATCTTTTAATCCTTTGATCTGTTTATCAGTGTATTTGTGACAACAAGTAAGAAACCTATCCTACTTGATATCTTATCTATGTCTCCTCTAGCACAAGTCAATTCATTCTTGGCTTTAGCTAGTTCTGCTAGGAGGCTGGTTAGCAACTCTTTATCTGTCTTTTGATCTAATAGATCCATAAATCTTTTTCCTTACAATATTTATAGCCTAAACAAAAATAGGGGCTCATAATGCCCCTATTCTCTTACCTAAGATTAATTAGGCTGTAGTAGTGATAGTGTATGAGCCAGTCACTGTGATTGTGATTGGTGATACCCATACTGGACTATCAGCAGATACTGTTGGTGCTAAACCAGTAATATAGCCAAAGCCATTAATGGTTTTAGTGTTAACACCACCGTCAGTGTCTCCCATGACAAGATCAAATTCTACTTTAGTCTTGTTGTTGCTTAATCCAAAGATACCCTGACTTGCGGCAGTAGTAGTTGGACTTGCTCCTGGGAAGAAGCTGGTTGGGTCAAGGACCAAGTTCATAGACAAACTGTTGGTTGCAGTAGTTGCAATCTGTTGTTTAGAACCGCTGTCTAACTGACTCCAGGTAAACACGTCATTGCCTGCGTTGATAGTCACGTCTTGCAATGCTGGGATGTTTAAGCCTGTAGCATCAGTTGCCTTACTCGTGTGGTGTAGTTTTAATGTAACCTGGGCACCACCTACTCCAGGACTTGGGTTAATATAAGCCATAGCTTTTTTCCTTTATATAATTGTTGTGAATCGAAATTCTAACTCAGTGACAAGCAAGTCTTCTTGGAAAGTAGTTGATATAACACACTCACGGCGTGTGACGCCTGTAATTGTGTCAACATCTTTACCAGCTCTCAAAGCAGTGACTACTGTGTCGTAGTTAGGGGGTAATTGTTTAGCATCTGACGCAAAGTAGACACGAACTGATGCAATTTCAGAATCAATCTGGACTCCACTTAATGTAGCAATAAGAGGTTGATTAGAAAATTCTGTGCGATCCACGTAAATTCTTTTCACATTCTTAATATACAAGGGGACTCCTGAACTAGAGTATGGCAGTTCATTAGACAGAATAAATCCGCCTAGGTTCTGCGTGCCAATATAATCAACTAGTTCTTGTCTCATCTTACTCTCTTCAAGTTAATCAATCCTGGTGTGCGTTCTGAACTAGTGACTGTTCCTGAGTTATCAAAATCATACCAATCTCCAGCTTCAACTAACTCCATGAACAATGATTCAGCCCTGTTAGCATAGTAGCCCATCTTTTGACGCTCTGCTGTTTCTTGATTAGAGAAGTCAGCAATGCTTGGCAAAATATAGTCCGCTAAGGCAACATAGACACATAGTTCAGTAAAGTCAGTTTGACGAAGTTTGATATAGTTAGGATTCAATGCAGGTATGTCAGCTACCGTAGAGATATCAACAGTTGTGTTGCGAGCTCTAAAATAACTTCTCCACCATGCACTGGTTCTCAGTTTAGTCAATATACGTTCAGTGGCACGAACCAAGAAAGGTTCAACTACATCATCAGAAAGGCCTTCATTAACTTCAAACAGACGTTGATCCTGTAGTAGGACATCTGAGTATTCAGCAAAGCTGATTACAATATTGTTTTCAGTGACGAAAGCCATTCTTGTCTCCTATTACGCTGGATCAACTAATGAACTGTCAGCAGTGATTTTAACACCGTAGCCGTCATATAGTTCGCCAACGCCGTAGTGAGCACTAGCAACAATATCGTCACCAACAAAACTAGCACGACGCTGAGTTTCAATAGTGATATCACCAATCATAGCAAGACCTAAAGCATCACGGTGGAAAACAGCACCAACGTAATCACCAGCAGTGCCAGTGTTAGCAATATTGCTTGATTCAAATACTGGAACACCAAATAGTGTGCCAACATAGCCTGTTTGCATAGCTTCGTTCTGGATGATACCAGCGTTAGGGTTTGCAAATGTGTTTGTCAATGCAGACTTCAAGTCATAGGCAACATATGGGTTAACCACACAAGCCAATGCATCGCCAGGAACAGCGTTAGCACGTAGACGTGCAACTGCCTGTGCCAATACGGCTGCAGAGAATGCTGTGCTAGCACTGCCTACGCCTACTGAGAAGCCACTGAATAGGGCTAACAAGTCTTGGTCCATCTTCTTGGCAATTGCTTCGCCAAATAAACGACCCATGTCAGCTACTACGTTAGAGGCAGAGCTTGCACGAACTAAGTCAGTAATCATAGTGCGGATAGCAACTGTAGAAACAGTCAATGTCACGCCGTCTGTAGATACTGCTGTGTTAGATACTTCATCACCTTCTGTCAATGCGGCTGCACTTTGAGTTGGGTAGATTGGCACAGTGATTGTCTTGCCATTGCTAGCAGGAATACTGTAATTCTTAACTAATCCACGCATGATGGATCTTTCGTTTGCTACGAACATTGCTTCAGCAGTGATTGCTGGCAAAAGGTCGTTTAGTGTTGTGGTTGTAGAACCGGCCATAATAATTCTCCTTGTTTAATTAGGCTTTAAAATCCGCTTTTCTTGCGGTGTTCCGCATAGAGTTTACGGTGCTCAGGATTTGTCATATTCAATTTAGACACATCCAACTTTTCCGCTGAAACACTAGAGATATTACTTCTAGTATTAGTAGTTGACGGTGTTGCCATCTTAAAGTGCGGATTCGAATCAAGGAAGCCACGCACTAATTCTTCAACAGCAATTGGTTCACCTTTGTCATTATAACGAACGGAACCTTTCTCATCTACTACTTCTACATCACCTTCAGAATTCAATCTAACATTCTGTGCTAATAATGATTTGACTTGTTCAGCATTGACTGCATTAAACTTTGCCGCGGCACTTAGTATTGGAACATTAACCTTGTATTCCTTGATGACTGAATCTCTCTTCTGGATTTCAGCATCTTTCTTAGCAGCCATTTCTTGTAGAGTCTTTTCAAACTCTCCACGCTTGATCTGTTGTTCCTGTTGCTTCTTCTCCCAATCACTTTTGATTGAGCGTAGTTCATCTGGATCGCCTAAGTCTTCGTATTTGCTGGAATACTTCTTCTCTAATTGAGATTTAGTTCTTGCCAGTATTGCGTTGACTTCATCTTGCGTAAATGTCTTAGCTGCCTGTGCCTGACTTGCAGTATCGCCTGCGGGTTCAGTTCCCATGTCGTTTGCCAATGTTGTATCGGTCATTGTTTACCTCGCCTCTTTAAGAGTATTTGTTGTAGGACACCCAATGTGTCTCTGGTTTAGTATTTATAGACAATTGACATAACTGCCTATAAATTGACTGAATTAGCCGTTAAAATGTCCTAACAAAATTTACGACAGCTGGTAATACCACGGCACCAACAAGTAAGAGTAAGATAGCCCATACACGGGCATCCATCTTTTCTATTTTCTTTTCAACTTTGTCAATGTCCTCTGACATATGTTTGAGGTGGTTGTTCTTGATAATATCAAGTTCTTTGGCTAATTCTTTAAGCGTCATATCAGTATCCTTGCTTCTTAGGTGGCTTAGGACGCTTCTTATTCTTGGCAGTTCTCATGCCGCGGACTGGTAATGGGTTAGACATCTTCTTCTCCTTATGTGTTGGATGCGTAATGTCAGTATGAGTAGTCTCAATATACTGCATTAGATTCTGTGCAAATGTTCTTAGTCTGTCTCTGTTCATACGACTGCGAGGCATATTGTTTTCAATCTTGCCCAGCATTGAGTTGCAACCTCTGTGTAAGACTTTGCGTAATAAGCCAGTCTTATGGCAGTGATCCAACACAGCATCATCTATGATAACGTCGCCACAAAGAGCACAGCAATTATTTTGTTGTTCTAATTGCAGGAGTCTATAACTCTTGATTGCTGTGCTCTTTAGTTTCACCGACTCGCTCCCGGTTTATGATTCGTATTCAGCTTCTTCCCACTTGGCACACCAATAGACAGCACGGACTGGTGCGTCAAACTTAGTGCAGTAGAGTTCGCCAGGTTTGTAGTATTCACAATTAGCACAGTTCTGTCCTTCTGGGACTTCTGGGTTAGTTGCTGGTTGATATGCATTAGGCAATGATGTAGGAATAGCCTCACCATCTTCATAAGTTCTGCCTGTTTGTGGATTAGGATCAATGAATGCCAATGCTTCTTTCTCTTCGCCCATCCACTCTAAGATGTGTTCATCAATCTTGCGTAGCACAATAGGATCAGTGGCAGTGTTCTTTGCCATCTGTAGCTGTTCAATCTCTTTGCCATTGTCACGAATGTTAAAGCTGCCAGGGTATTCAACTGAGCCCATCCACTGCTCACCTTGATAGGCAAACCATAAGTCCCACATCTGTTCTTCAGCAAGCTCTAGGTTGTCAGCTTTCTCACTTAGACGTGCGTTTAGTAACTGAAACTCTGTTTCCATTGCAACACCTGACATTGTTCTGCTTTCTGTAGCACGAACACTTCCAGTGTTAGCCATCTTATCAATAGCATTGATAGCGTGATTGATAGCTGACTGTATGCTAGATATCTCTGCACCGTTAAACTCAAGTAAGAACGGACGCAAACCAGGATCCAAGTTCTCTGGCATATGGATGATAGCACCTGCACCTGTGCCTGCAATAGTCTCTGGTGTCTTGACTAAACTTGGGTGACTGTCTAAACGGATTGTCTGTTCAATCTCTGAAGTAGCGTTGTAGATAAACTTCTGTTGATCCGCAATGTCAGCAATGTCACTGATACCAATACCACGTGTGATTGAGCGTCCATTGTAAACACACACAGCAGGGATACGTCCTAAGCCGTTGACTTCTTCAATAACTTCGTTGACGTTGCCCTTCTTGACATCAAGATTAGTAGTGACAATGCGATCCTGATACCATTCTTTAACAATGCGAACATCACCGTTTGAGTCTTCAAGATAACGAATGTAGGTTAGTTCATAACGTCCCATTGCGTTGCGACTCCACTTCCAGTCTAACATAGTCAATGGTGTTAGCAATGACACATATGGGCGAACGCCTAGGGCTTGTTCGTCAGCTACTGTCTGAGCACCAACATTAGGCTTGGCTACCATAATCCAGCAGTGTCCAAACACTGAGCTCCAAGTGGCAACATCCTTCATAAATGCGTTGAGACTGCGTCCGTCTAGATCCGCATCACGTAAGAACATTTCAAGTTCAAATGATTCTGTGTTATTGTCAAACTCACGCTCTGGGCTTTGACGGAACAAGAAACTGTTATACACCTGTATCACTGATTGGCAGTGATTCTCAAGTGGAGTTGTCTTTAGTCTTGCATTATACTCATTGGCAGTTTCAAGTTGATAGCGTGTAAGGTGTCCAGCGTTGCGGTATTCTTCACCACCAACATAGCTGGCGAGCAAGTAAGTCCATTGATCCTTGTAAGCATCATAGATAATATTGCCTGATAACAGTTCTGCTATTTCACTATTGAGTGTTTGTATTGCGTCCATTTAATCTTGTCCTTGTTAAGCGAGGGCGTGTCCCCAGCGTTGTGGTTTTAATAAGTTAGGATCCACGTCTCTCTTCAACGGGAACATATAATCTATACAGTAAGAGGCAGCATCAAACATGTGATCAAAGCCTGAATCTTTGTCTGGAATCTGTGTGCCAGGCTTATACTGGAACTTCTCTAAACAGTCTATTGTATATTTACACTTTGCACTGATAAACATACGGATAACACCGTCTGCTGATCTCAATCTAGCATTATAGCTGTTGATTCTATCTCTGACAGCGTTGTGTCTATTAGGGGCTTTGACAGTAAAGCCTGCGTTGGTAAGAATTGTAAAGTCAGTTTGACCTCCAGCTGAGGTTTTCCTTTGCCTCCCAGCAGGGTCGGGATAGCAGACGATACGACTTTTTGGATATCTATTTTTAAGTTCATCAGCAAGCTCCTGTGTATTTGAGTTCTCCATATGTATTTCATCTACTTGATACATTAGGTTTCCTTGTTGCACAAAGATGGCGGCTGTGATAGGACTTACGTTAAAGTCCATGCCCACGTGCAATAAGGTTAAATCAGGATTGAGGAGTTCTTTGATATGATCCTTGCGATCAAACTCCCACGCTACAAGACTCTGTCCAACTACAAAGCTGGCTTCAAACTCTTGTTTAAATTGCTGTTCTGTCATTTCACTACGAGCGGCTGCAACCTCTTGTTCAGGGACGAAGCCACCTTGCAAAGTTGTATATTGGAAACTAGCCCATGATTCAGGATGAGCTTGCTCCATGTTAAACAAATCAAATGCCCAGTTGTTCTTGCCTACAGGAGTAGTAATAAACAATGCTGAGCCTTGTTGATCCGCTAATGCTGGACGTATCACTGTGTCCCATGTCTCACTGTCCATAAAAGCAAATTCGTCAAAAATGGCTGCTGAAAGTTGGACTCCACGTAATGAGTCAGGATTGTCAGCACCTTTGAGACTTATTGTGCTGCCATTCTTTAGTGTAAACTCTAAGTTGGTTTCATTAATCTTCTTAACCCAACGCAAGTCTAACAGTTTCTCTTTAAGACGTTTAAAGATAATTGTCCTTGACATACGATATGTGGGACTAATGTAATAGACATCTTTGCCAGGCTCACGTGCTACCTTGCACATCTCACGGATAGCCAATGTTGTTTTACCCCAACGACGCCCTGCTATGACAACTCTAAAGCGTTTGTCGCAGTCAGCTACTGTCTGTTGAGTTGCACTTAGAGCCATTAGTTAAAGACAATATTACAGAATGCTTGACCCAAGTAAATGCCAATGCCTACTAAGAATCCTAGCACTATGAATGTAAGTGACTCCACAGTTAGTTTCATACTTCATCGTCCCAAGGAAGCGGGGCTGCGGCTTCTGCATCTATTGGTGAGTCACTCATGCCCAACAAGTTCTTAGCTAAGAATATCTGAACTGAGGCGTGCATATTCTTACAAGCATTATCCATCATTGCTCTGCGTAGCGTGATTCTTGCGTCAGCTCGTCCTTTTACTAATATATCCGCAAAGTTATAGCGTAGAGTATCTTCTTTAATGCCCAAGTATTCTGCGATATCACGATCCGTGCATGAGAGTGCTGCCAGCTTACGCACATCTTCTGGATCAATGACTTTCTTATCACGCCCTACACATAGTCCCATAAAGGTGCCTTCAACAAGTTCTTTGGGTTTAGGTCCTGTCTTACCTGGTGCGTGTGCTGTGATTGCACCACTGTCAATGACGTTTAAACCGTCTTGGATACCGTCTTGGAGTTCATTAGAGGTGGGAATGTTTTCAGTCATCTTGTATTTATTAGAGACAGAAATAAACTAGTTAAAATTGGGGGATTTAGGTAGCGAACTTCAATCCCCCGCGACGCGAGCCGCAACACGGTCCTAAGGCAGTGTTATAGATATTTACATCAAAACAAAACCCCCAAGCATTTTGTGCGAGGGGGTATGTCAATTAGGGAATTGTCGTTGTGTCAGCAACTACATTTGTATTTAGTGCCGTTCAGTTAAGACGTCTACTTTATGGCGTAATTCAAGTAGCTCTTGTTGTTGCTCTTGTGTCCACTTACGCAATTTATTATTCTCGTGACTGATCTTGTTGTGATTGTGTATTAGCACTTGGAAGTTGGCTTTCATCATTTCAACTTCAACTCTAAGATCAATTAGTTCTTGGTAAGGATCAAAGCCTGGGTCAATCATAATCTTCCTCTTGCCTGCAGAGTTCTGTCACGTGCCTTGCGTAGTTGTTCTAATCGTGTCATAACTTCTACATTGTCAATGTCCCAAGCACCGTCATCATCTATGCGTGTCAATGTTAAGTCTTCTGGCTTGCGTCCTCTGTTTAGGAAGTCCGTTGGATTTGCCCAGATAGACTGCCAGTCTTCCCAAGTTAACGCATAGGCTTCATTGCGAAAGCGTGCCTGAGCTCTATGTTTAGCCCAAGCATAATACATATCGTGCATTAGGGGATCTGGACCACTTATCCAGTTAGCGGGGAACATACGGCGAGGCTTACCATATGAGTTGGTTGTTGACTGCTTCTTGGGTGCATACTTAAATGCATCAGCCATGGCCTCTGTGACTAATACGGCTTTTACTTTCTTCATATTGTATTTATTAGAACGTAAAAAAGCCCACAGGATTATGGGCCTAAAACCTCAAACTTGCGAGAAAGGGTTTTATTCTTTGAGTTCAGCAAGCATTACAATGTAATCTTGTGCTTTCTTTATAAATTCATTTGCCAATGTTAAGTGATAATCTTTTTTAGCTTGGCAATATTCAATGTTAGACAATATAGCGGCACGGCTTAGGTTAGGCTTTGGGTCAGTCATTCTACAGTTTCTTTCTGTTTAATTTCTTTTTCAATCATTGCCTTTAGTTCTGGATTAGCATCAATGTAAGCTTCAAATGCTTCTATGTCATCTATTTCCATACTTACTTTTTTTGTGCCATCTGCAATAATCTTGATGCCAGGCAGTTTAAATTCAGGACTTTGACAAACAGTAGCATCTGCAGATTCTACTTTAATCATATCCAGATGACGCATACAAATCATATTCATTTCTTTAGGCATACGATCTGCTTGCCCTAAAAACATTTTATTTGGATTTAATCTTGTGCGAGAAATCTTAAAGATAACATAGTTAGTAATGCCACGCAACATCATCCACTGAGCGGCATTAGACATTGAGTTAGCAAAGAATACACCCGCTGTTAAATCACCTTTATGAGCTTGCGGAATCAAATAACCACATTCAATAATTTTATTGGCTGTATCAATGTCTGTAGCATGATACCAATATTTTAGTTTTGGTAATTTCATTCTTGGATCTCTTCTTCTTTAACACCGTCAATAGCTGAAAAGAATTCTTCTATTGAGTATTCCAGTGCAGGGTCTAACTTGGCTTGATGACACCACTGGCGGTAAAGCAGTTCTCTCTCGTCATCAAGCATCTTGACATAAAGGTAGTTAGGGGGTAGTTTCATTCCGCACTCTCCAATTCATTATAGATTTGTTCTTGTGTGTCACTAACCATCTGTATAGCCCAGTCTGGCACTTGGCCGTCATCATAGCCTTCTGCTTCACAGGCGAGAAACCAAGCCTTGTCCATTAGTTCTTGATTCATTCCGCACTCTCCAATCCTAACAATTTACAACCAATTCTATGTATCTGTTGTTGCTGTTTGACATCAAGAGTATGTTGTTTGGTTAGAAACGCCAACACATGATCCGTTGTTGGCTTTAAACCTTTTTTGACTAGTTCTGCGTTGATAGTATCAGACAGAAATAAGTTAGTCAAATATTTCTTAGTAATACGCATTATGCCACCTCTTTGTATTCTGCAGAGACTTTATTATACACTCGTTCAAAGACTGCATATTTTGGATGAGATTTGGGCAAGTATGCAAATTGTGCCAATGCCTCAAGACTGTGCCAGATAGCACGATCATAGTCATCACGGTAAGTGTTTTGCCAGAGAATAAATTGACGCATTTGAGCTGGCGTCATATTAGCTAACGACTTTTCTTTGTAAGTTAAATTCATAACTGTCTTTCTGTGTGTTATACAGTGTGCGAAGTGCTGTCTGTATGTAATGATTATACTATAAATCCGCACAGGTGTCAATGTGCGGATTAGCCAATTTAGACTGTTTCTTTAAGAACGTCTGCCTGTGCGTCATAAAGACGTTCTTTTGTTTGCTGGCGAAACTTGTGAATCATTAGGGCAATGTCAGTTAGTCCAAGTTTGGCTGCTTCTAACTTAAAGCCGTTAAGTTGGCTTTCTAAATTCTCTAAGATATCAATTTGAGCTTGATAGTTGTTGTCAGACATTTTGCACCTTTCTGTGTGCTGTTAAACAAGTATGTAGTATAACACTAATCTTTGGTTGTGTCATGTCGTTTGGCTTTCTTTATTTTGGACTCTCATTCAAAAACTCCTCCGTATTTGAGTGCGGCTAGTGTGTGAGTTTTGGACCCTTTGAGGATAAAGAAGCACTGATAGTCCTCACGCCACTCACAGTCAGGTTGTTGCTTAAGCCACTCTGTGTCGTGGTTATCCGAGATCAAATGCCAGACATCAAGTCTCACGTATTCATAGTTAGGTGTTTTAGTCATAAAGATTTTATTAGAGATAACACTTAAGAGTTAACTGCGTTAACTCTGTTAAAGCACTTTCGTGCTTTAACTTTTTCTTTTCTTTTTTGTATTAAGAACTTTCTGTAGATTGTTTAGTCAGACGGAACCTTTTTTACGGTTCCGTCCTCTTTCTGTGAGTTATCTCAGCC